CCACCGCCACCGGGGGCCCATCCAGCTGTTGATAAAAAATAACCTTCTTCAGCTACTAACGGAGTAGGAACTTCCCCTTGAACGCCGTCAGCTCCCCCCGATGGAGCAATGAAAACTCCAAAATCAACTATACCTGAGTGAGGGGCAACGGACATGGTTTACAAACTCGCAATAAAAGCTTGATGTGCAGCTACTATAGACGCTTTTAGGGCATCTACATCTATTTGAGCTTGAGCTACTTCTTTAAGGGCCGTATTGAGTTCTACAAGTTTACTTTCACTAGAGGCTTTTAATTTGTCTGCAACTGCTTGTACACTCTTAACAGCCTTTAAAGCGTTTGTAGTTTCAAGAGCTTCAGCAACAGATGCGTCTTTAGCAGCTTTAGCATCGTCGATTAGTTGATTAGCTAGTTCTTTAGCTTTTTGTACTATGTCTCTAGCTTGGGCTTCTGCGTCATCTTTAATAGCTACCGCTTTAACTTTAGCTTCACTTAAAGAAGCTTTGCTATCAGCCTTATCAGCAGCGATTGCTTCACGCAAAGCTAGTATTTCAGATGCAGGACCCGCTAAGGCAACAAGTTTTTTATTCTCGTCAATAGCTGTCTGCAGTTGATCTAACTTAGCTTTGTAAGTATCTGGGTTCGATACTAATGATAGTAAATCAAATAGCTGATTTGTTCCTCCACCAGATGACCCATCAATGTTAGTTGATATCATTAGTTACCTGCCTTACCAGCTTGGATTATAGTTAATATTGCATTACCAGTACCAGCAGTTACGTTTAACCGTACGCCAGTAACAGGGTATGCAATATTAGAATCTTTAGTTGCAGTTTGCGCCGTCAAGTTAGGGTGAGCTGTCCAGTTGCCAGATGCAGGTAAATACCCTGCAGCAAATACATCATCAAATGTATACTGTACTGTATAGGTCACTGTCCCCGTAACGAGGACATTCAACGCAATATTAAAAGGTGTAACATATTGGTTAGGAGGGCATACATTAGATACCCCCACCCCAGTTACTGAGTATACGACAGGTCGCATATATTGCTCCTAATTATTAAGCGTCAAATGACGTTGAGCGATCATCAGGTTGAGTGTATTGAATAGTAACTACAACAGAACCAGCAGTAGGTTGACCTACAGAAGTAATAGTAGTAACAATAGCTGAACACGCCGCTTCACCAGTAGTTTGAGCTGATACGTCTAAAGTAGTAGATTGCATAGCTAGAAGCTGTGCTGCAGTGAAAGTAGGAGTTTGTCTACCAGCAGCTGCTTTTACGTTTACGCCTGAAACATATTCAGTACCGCCAGCCGTTTTACCTATAGATAAGGTAGCCGAAGTAGCTGAATCATAAACAACTAAAGTATCAACAACGATGTTTAGAATACTGCAACCTGCAGGTACATAGTTAGTAACTGTAGTTGTTAAACCAGTAGTGTTAGCAGGTACAGATTGGACTTGTCTTAAGACAGTAGTGCCCGTGTTTTTATATTGGTTGTATTTGATAGTGCCTGATTTGACTGGGCCTGAGAATGTAGTACGTGACATAGCAGTTTCCTTCATAGAAAGTATAAGCTTAGTAGTCCTCTATGTGTCTGCGGGGGCAGTCTACTAAGCCGGATTGTTCCCCGGTATGAAGGTACTTATACTCTAGTTTATTTAAGGGTGCAAGTTTATTTTATTAGATTTCTTGCACATTGGTACGGTGTAGGCACATATTTAAATTGTAAGCCTTTATTAGGACCATTGGATATAGGTTTTCCTGATTTTAATGCGCGTGTAATAGTAGTAGGCTTAAGATTTAATTTCTCTCTAGCTTTTTTAACTGATGGGTAATAAGTATCAGTACTAATTTCATAAACTTCTTTTCTAACTTTATCAACAAACTCTTTACTTCTAGGTTTGCCAAAGTTTGGATTTCCTGCGCCTGACAATGTAGCACTGATTTTTGCACGTACTTCTGCAGTTACTTGGTGCCCTTGCATAGTTCGTATACGTTTAGCTTTTGTTTCTTCAGACTGTACTTGAAGTTTACTCGTTGCACTTATACGTTTTTTTGCTTCTTCAGTATGAGAGAAAGTTTTACCCCACATTGGATTTTTATCTCCAAAACAACCCAAAGTAAAAGCTGTTGCGTCTATGGCAATATTATAACAATAAGATTTACCAACATGTTCTTTTAACCATACATTTTCAGCGGCTAAAATATCAACCCCTTCTTCTAAACTTTCAACAATTACAAAAACAAATGCTATTTCTCCATGTTTGTTCCACGATCTTTGAAGGTGCTTGTTATGGTGTTTATCATTTCTAAGCTGTCTCCAATGCTCTCTTTTTCGTACCGCAAAATTATTAGAACTACCAACATAAAAATCATTAGTTACTACGTTTATTATTTTGTATATACCTTGTGTCATTATCTTCTCCTAGTGAATTTAGATACATATTACACCATCCTAAAAAGTAACACAAGTAATTATAAAAAAGGGCCTCCGAAGAAGCCCTTAATTTACTCTAAGTAGTTGATTCTATTGACTAAGCGCCAGCGGAACCGTACATACTCAAGGGATCGCTCCAGCCGAAAGAATATCTCTCGCGGCTGCGGTACCTTACATTTCCGGTGTCGAAATCTCCACTCATGTCATTAGTGATAGGAGCACGAACAAAATGCTTCATACCATTAGGTACATCAGTAGTTAAGAACCAAGCGTTGCTGTCAGTTAAGAAATGGTTGATAGCATAACCTTGTGGAATAGAACCGTTGTTTTTCAATGCGTTTAAGTCATTGTCAGCAGTTCCTACACGTTGTTCAGTTTCCAACAAACGAGTTGCAACGAATTGCAATGCAGGTGGAACGATCAACTTTTTAGGTTTAGCAGCAATCAATAAGCCACGTTCATCAGTCCATGCAGCGATTTGGATAACAGCCGCTTCTAAAGAAGTTTCGTTTAAATCAGCAGCAGTAGATGGAATGTTACTATTAACGCCACCAGCAGTTAAAGGATGGTTGTTTGCAAATAACGCAACGCCGTCACCACCAGCGTAAGAAGCAGAGAAACCGTTGTTTAAAACAGCAGCTGCTTTTACTTGCTTAGTGTAAGACATAGCACGAGCCAAACCTTTAGTATAACGAGCAGACAAAGAGTCATACAAGTTATCTTCAATAGCTTCTTCAGTTAAAGAAAAACCTAAAGCGATTGTTTCATGGTTGTAGCGAGCAGTCCAAGCTTCTTGAGCATTATCATAACTAATGGCCGAGCCTTCGTTTTTGACAGGAGCCGCTGAGAAACCAGACAGTTTTGTTTCTTCTTCAAATGAACGCTCAGATGATTCGATTTCATAAATTTCTTTATGTTCTTCACCGTAACGAGCGTATTCTAAACCGAAAAGAGCGTTAAGACCCGGAAGCAACTCTTTCAGTAATTGTGCGCGTGAAATAGCCATTTAATACTCCTTAAATGCCAGTAGTTGAGTTATATTGGTGATTATTAATCTTAACCAATACTTCTGAGAACGTAGACGCTGTAGGAGCAGTATCAGTCACAACATCAATAACGCGTAATACTGTGGCAGTAGTACCCGGTGAAGTGCTTAATACAGACACATTAGAATCGCCTGTAGCTGTAGAACCAGCAGTTTGTAATACGGTTACGTTACTGCCGATAGCATCACGGCCTAAAGTCGCCATAGTAGTACCTGCAGAACAAACAGCAACTTTAAAAACTGCCATCGGATCATCAACAACAATAGCAAAAGCGTCAGCTGCAACAGTGCCAGTAGGCCAGTATTGTGCAAACAATTTTTGTTTGGTTGATGGATTAGTATAAGAACAGCCTAAAAATACACCCGCTACAAAAACAGATGTAGAAGTCGTAACTGCTGAAACGATACATTGACCATTCGTGTCTATTTGAACAATATCACCTGCGAAGATGTTTGCTGCATAACCAGAAGCGATCTGAACTTGACGAGTTGCACCTGCATAGGGCATCCCATCTACTCGACCTACTGGTTTTAGACCGTATGGGGCGCTAACGGTTGGATAAGCCATTTAATACTCCAAATCTAAAAAATTTATTGTCTGCCAAATGACGTTGTGGATTTACGCTCATTAAAGAGTGGCATCCGGGGGTCGCTTTGGCGCATTAAGTTATTATCTACTGCTTCTGTTTGAGCCTGTGTTTGGTTATTGAAATGCTGTGCGCGTTGCTCAACAAACTCTACAGGGGTCTTACATAACAATAAACCGCCAATCTCTATGTTGTCTCTAAAACGACTAGTAGGATCAACTAGCAGTTGCATTTTTGGTTGTTCCGAAACATTAACTGGCTCCCAACCTTCTCTCAGTTTTGCTGATAAGTTACGTGGGTCAGCTGCATTTAATGTTGAGGTTCTAATCCATCTGTACGCATAGCCCGGTTGTTTATCCGGTTCTGGTAGAAGTTCAGCTGGTGCCCACTGCTTAGGACGGGCTGAAGTATCACGCGTTTGGGTGTCTCTTTGTAATCTGTTCTCAGCCATCTTAGGCCTCCAATTTAGTTAGTTCACGGGCGTATTGTTCATTAGTTAGTCCAAATTTTTTGGCTAATGCAACTTGAGTCTTGCTGAGTGACACCTTTTTAGGGGCTGTGCTTCTCTTTGCAGACGCTACTACCGTGCTAAGTTTTGATGTACGCTGAGTCTTTGGCTCATCGTTCTGGTCGCTAAATTCCTCTGGGAATCTGCGGGTGACTTCTCTATCAATATGTTTGAAGTATTCATTAGTACCAATGAACTTCTCCCCATAAGTGTCTAACAGCTCTTCGTGTATGCCTACAGCGAATTTGCTCATAGCTTTCTTACTTGGGTCTACATACCACGGATTTTCGGCTACCCATTCCGCTACCTTTGGGTCCATCTGTGCAGCTTGTGACTGCTTTTTCTGCAATAGTTGTACGTCATCGGAGACGTTTTGGATAGTAGGCCTGAAATTATTTGCTTTGTCAAGTTTATTTGTTGCCTTCATTAACTCCGCTTGAGCTTCAATGATTGCATCGGTATTCCCGTAGTCATAAGCTTCCTTATAATTACGTTTTGCTTGCTCTACTTCCATTTCAGCAGAAGTTTGGTACGTAGTAATAAGCTCTTTTTCACCAGACTCTAACAGAGCTTTTAAGCGTTTGTTTTCATCTAAGGTGCGTTGAGCAATATTTAGAGCTTCTTCTTGCTCACGGTAGGCTTCTTCTTTAGCTCTACGTTCATCATGCCAAGCTTTCTTGTACTGTTTAAATTTGGTTTGTACTTTCCCTGTATATTCATCAGAGTCGTCAGCTTCTTCAAGCTCTTCAACAACAGCTTTAGGTAGTGGTGTTTTACCCCTATCTGCTACAGGCGCGTCATCTTCAATCTCTATCTCAATATCATCAGAATCTATATCAATCTCTACGTTGTTATCAATTTCATCTGGAAATTCAAAATCTTTATCGTAAGCCATGTTAGTCTCCTATACTCTTGTAATTCCGCGCGGATCAAGCACAATGCCTTCAACCGAGTCGTCATTTATCATACGCATTTCAGTACCATGTATCTTCATACGTGTACCTGCGTTTGGTCTTACTAAAACAAAATCCCCAACCTTACACCAAGCTCCAGAAGGGAAACGCTCTTTGTCTCCATAGCAATCAGGGCCCATAGCCACAACAAACAACACAGTAGCCAGTAAACCTTCATGACGTAAGGTCTCATCAGCTTTAAGTAAACCACTTTCGTACTCTTTATCAACAGCAGGTAATGCACATAATATACGGTATCCTGTCGGTGTAGGCAGTTGTGTTGCCTTTTCTTCGTTAGTAGCTGAGAAGTCTACAGACCCCACAACTTGTGGATTGTTTGGGTTAGACCCAATTAAGATTTTACTCATTCGTCTTCAAACTCCGTATCTTTTGTTAAGATTACTATATATAAACGCACTGTCTGCATACCTTGAATTTCGCCGCATATCTTTTTATATGATGCGTAATCATCAGGTCTTCCTGCCGCCAGTGCTTCTGTCAATAACGCTACTCTGTCATCAATTTGTTTAAGTACTACTGCTACTAATTTGTCTTTATCCATTTGTTAACTTCCCCTCCAAATATTTATAAACCATGTTAATCACACAGTATAGAAAGAACCCTACTAGCCCGATCAAGGCTAGTAGTTTAAGTGGTAGTAATATCAGATGTGAGATAAGGCTACTTATCATTCTTCACTTGTTTTTCAGGTTGTTGAGCACGTTCCTGTTGTTGGAGTTGCGCTAGTCTAGTAGCGTGTCCATGTTGCTGGTTAGTCTGGTGCTTTTGATGGGCCCGTTCACCTTCCTTCATAGCTACATCAACACCTAATTTAGCAGCAACTTTATCTTTATCAGCCGCGAGTGTCTGTTGCGTGGTCTGCATCTTAAGACCGATGTTTGCCCCAGCTTGTTCTTGTTGTGCGTTTAACTTCTCACGCTCAAGTTGTAACTTCGCCATCTCTAACTGAGCATCTGTCTGGTCTTTAGCTACCTTACGTTGCAAGTCACCTTGTTTAAGCTGTATCTCTTGCTGTTGCATTTGAATCAACGGGTCTTGTTGTTTCGCTTGGTTAGCTTGAGCTTGAGCTTCTTGTTGGTGTTGGCCTGTTAACTGTTGTGAAGCTTGAGCTGCCAGCTGAGATATCTGAACTTCCATCGCTTCAGGAATAGTCACTTGGTTATCAGTGTCATCTTCGCCATAGCTAGGGATATTCATACCCATAGTTTGCTCTATCTGTTTGCGGTACTCATAACCAAGATGCTCATTAATATGCGCCGCCATAGTTGCTTGCAGTGCCGCTAGTGCTTGTGGATTTGCTCCAAAGGCTTGTTGTAGTACCATCTGTACTTTCGGGTCTTGCATAGCTGACATATGTACAGCGATATGAGCTTGATGGTCTTGGTAGAGAAATGCTTTGACAGGTTTATTCTTGAGAATGTTCTGGTTCTCAGTCACTGGGTCACGAGGTTTCATATCATCTTCCATAGGTACTAACTTCTGATAGTTAGGAATACCTAGAACCTCAAGCATCTGTCTATGTAACACAGGCATGTTATATAAGTTTGGAGCGCCCTGTGCTAGTTGTAAGGCCGCTTGATACTGTACGACTCTCTGCGCCATCGTTGAGGCGTTGGGATCAGATACAGGAAGTACGTACACCAGATCATAATCAGCTTTCTTAGCGTGTCTGCTACCTTCGGTTGGGTCATAGTCATACTCATCTGGGCAATAGTCTCTAATAATATCCCTAAGTAGGATAAATTCTTGTTTCATCGAGTAGTGAATACGCGCTTGTACTGCGCTCATTACTTTAAGTGTGCGTTCTAAAACGGCAAGTGTAGTCCCAACAGGAGAATTAGAGGACATATCAGATACAGCAAGGTCTGCAGCACCAGCAAAACGGCGGCCTTCATCGACTATGCCTTGTAATAGAGTTAATAGAGTTTGGCTTGGTTCTTTATAAGGAAGTGGCATGAAGTTATCACGCATAGTGCCTGATGGTACATCTACGTCACGCCATTCACCCGGAGCTATGGGTGTATCATCTCCTTTTACACGGAGTCCTCGTGTTTTGAACCCGCCCGGAAGATTGCTGAGAGTTCCTGCATCAACCAACTGGCGCAAGATTGAAGTACTAGACTTGGCAAAAGCCCCAATAAGATGAATAAGCCCAAAACAATAAAAGCCAAAACCTGGAACATAGCCATAATGTACGAAGTGATTACGTTTTTTACATGATTCATCTTCAGGGTCCCAATTTCTACGGATTGATAGGATGGTGTTTGTGCCTTTCTCTATAGTTACTACGTAAGGTAGGGCTATATCTGTTTGCTTTCCGTCATGGTCTTCATGCTCAAACCCTTCAAGGTTTAACTCAACATGCATCTCAAGTAGTTTAAACCGATCATCAGTAGTAGCTCTAAAGCCTAATTTCTCAGCTATTTTCTTCTCGATGTCATCCATTGTGTTGGATGGTTCACCTAAGTCTACATCTCTATAGAAGCCTTCGTACTGTAGTCTACGTATCTCATTAGCTGTTTTACGCATTACGTGGGTTACGCGTTCTGCAGACTCAATGCTAGAGGCGCCGTAGGGCACAACCACATCTTCAGCAGGGACGTACATTGCTACCTGACGTCCTAAGTACGGGTCATAGTAAATCTTCTTAAATGCGTTACCTGCCAATCCTAGGCCCCATAACATGCGCTCATGCTCTGGACGGTACTCAGTCATCACATCAGTAAGCTGGTAGTTCATGTCGTCTTGAACACGCTGAGAAGCTTCTTTTTTCTCTTCGGTCTCTTTACCGATTATCTGTGTCTTAACAGGACCAGACGCAGGGAATGTAGCAGTAATAGTCTCTGCTTGGAACTTAATAACCGCCTCAGTTAATAGTGGGTGATACACGCCACAGGCACCTTCCCAAGGTTCTGAGCGATCTTCCATCTTAAGGCCTAATAACTCAAGCCCGTCAACATATGTTTGAACCCAATCTTTTCTTGCGCTAACGTCTGACTCAAAATCAGCTAATAAATCTGAAGCTAGAGACTCTAATACTGAGTCTGGTATTTCGTCAGCAAGGTTATCAGCAAAGCCTTCATACTCATCTGTAGGTTCAATCTTTAACTCTTCATCACCTTGGCGTATAGTTACCGACTCAGGGTCTTCAATCTCAATCTCAAGAGGTTCTAAGTTCGGGTCTTCTTCTTGGGCTATAGCGTCAAGCCCTAGTGGGGCGGGGTTTACACTTTTATCTATCATTTTGTTTCCTTAATTAGTAGTAAGCAGCTCTTTTTCTTGCTTTGTAGTAGTACTCGTCATTATCTTGTTCATCACTAGGTAGACGTAAAAACCCGCCTTGTCTAAACCGCAACAACGCTAGCGTAGTAGAATCCACTAAATCGTCATGTGTACCACTTGGAAAATCATTACATTCTTCTATGACTTCCTTAGCCCATCTATGTTCAGGAGCCCACACTATACCAGCAGAGAATAAGTCTGATATGGCATTAACCCTACTGATTTTATCTTGGCCTTTTCCCGGTGTAAACTCACCTATGGGTAGCCCCATACGCCTTAATTCTTGGTACAGAGCTGCGCCGTTAGACTTCTTCTCAACTATAAATGAGTCTGGCTGCCACTCTTTGTATTCTTCTAGTACGAGCTTCTTTAAATCAGGGAACTCTAAGCGTCTCTTTATAGCATTTAATAGTATGATATTGAAGTTATTAGTTTCTTCGTTAAAAAATACGCCCCAAACTGTAAGAGCGTTAAAATCCGCCCTGTTATTAGTCTCTTGGGCAGCATCGAGTGCCATAATAGTGAACTCGCATTGAGGAGGGGTATTACTCTCCCATATGTTCCACCATTCCCGCTTAATTAGAGCGCCTTCTTCTGACGTCGGTTTCTGTAAATATTGCGCGTTCCAGTACCGTACGTCTAACGAGGCTTTCTTAGCTAATAACTCCTCAATTTCCCAGAACTCAGGCCATAGTGCAGTGCCATCATCTTTAATAGCAGGGAACTCTATTACTTCCCATGGGTCTACACCCTCTTCACGTTCCATTTGTGAGATTATTTGTCCAGTAAGGTCAAGTTTACTCCATCTTGTCATTACGACAATAATAGCCCCGCCCGGCATTAACCGTTGGATAGGACCAGACTGGAACCATTCCCAAGCTGGGAGGAAAACACTAGCCTTATTCTGCTTGGCATCCTGTTCTGAGTGTGGATCGTCAATTATAAAGAGGTCTGCCCCACGTCCTGCCAAAGCGCCACCAACACCAATAGCAAAATACTCCCCATTAAAGTTAGTACCCCACCTAGAAGCAGATTTAGAATCAGACTGTAGTTCAACTTGTGGAAAAATGCCTTTATATTCATTGGAGCCTACTAAGTTACGTACCCGTCTACCAAAGTTGATAGCTAGGTCAGCAGTGTGGGAAGCCATTATGATCTTCTTTTGTGGGAATTTCCCTAAAAACCATGCTGGGGCTAGATATGATATAAGCTCAGACTTACCATGTCGCGGTGCAATGTTAACTACGACACGTTTCTTCTTACCTGCGGCTATGTCTTCGAAGACTTGTATTAGCTTTAAGTGGTGAGGCCCTACTTTATAGTCAGGATATACATGATTAATGAAATCTAGGAAAGAAAGCTTCCCCAATGTCTGAGCTATCTGGGCCTCATATTCTTTTAGTAGCAGTGCTGTACGACGTTTTTGGGCGTCAGGCATCGTTGGCAACGCCTCACGTAGTTTAAATAGGTTTTCTGGAGTAAGTTTAATACTCATCTAGCAGCGATAATTTGTCTGGCCTCAGCATCTATAACACGCCCCTCTATAATGCTTAGAGTTTCTAACAGTTCTTTCTCTACTTCTTCTATAGTTTGAACTTTAATAGTAACTTCAGTGCGTTTTTTAAACGCATCGACGCCGTCTACATCACCTAAGTGCTTTAAAGCAGCAACTCTAATCTTACTATCTTGGGTATTCTCTATTTCGGCGACTAACTTATTGATGACATACATTTTAAGATCAGCTAAATCGTCCACTATAGAAGCATTCATTTGAGCAACCATACCTGCAAGTAGTGCAAGGGTCTCGTTCTGATACTGTGGGAACTGTGGGCGATAGTTTGGGTTAGCAGCCATTTCGGTAGCAATAGCTTTAGCTTCTACTACATTAGCTTCTGTAGGGGATATGGGACTTTCAGTTAAGTCTGAGAGTAGTTTGATTACATTCGCCCGCATATTTAACTCGTCTGTAGGCGACAATGAGGGGAACGCTTCTTTAGCATTCGTAGGAAGAGGTATGTTCTCTTCTATAGTGGGGCAGTGATAGTCTAATGTCATATTTACGTGTCTGTAAAATGTTTTGAGAAGTCTAACATATATGTAAATTTTTGCGAAATATTTTTTTGATGAAGCATTTTTAAAAGCGACGGGGGGGTTTGTTTTTGGACGCCGTGGACTATACCTAACTTTACTTATCCTTAGACGCCGTGGATTTTGCGGCGTTATTTGAGCTAGTTCAAGTGTATATGGCGGGATGGAACCAGCTTTAAAAAACGGGGCATAGGGGGTCGCCAAACCTAACCCCAGATGCTTTATTCTACACCAAACTTGACCTTAACAATGTTTTATGATCTAATAGAACCGTACCCAATGAGGTACATAACTATAACAACAAAGGTAATACAATGAATAGAGTAGATGAAGTATTATTGATAGTAACCATTCTAACCATGTTTACATGGTTAGTTGAGACAGTAACTAACAGACTATTGATGTAATAACTAACGCACAAGGACGTGCATAACAACGAGGCAATACAATGACAAAACTAACAGATAGTAAACGAGTAATACTAATATCATTTTGGTGTGACTTTTTTCCAGATACACAATGCTCAAAGATACAGAAACTATGTGACTATGTAGAAGATAATGACTTAGCTGATGAGTTAGATAGTGTTAAGGCTTATACAATGTGCTTAAATGATTTCATGTCTAAGTGCGTATTAGAAACACTTAAAGAGTTTGGTAGATAATAAACCAGCCACAAGGATGTGGCTTTACCCTTCGGGGTAATTGATACCAGTTATAAGTGCACGAGCACGTCACATCGTGGGCGCTGTCGTGAGCGTACCATATGGACAGCTGTCCATACCTTGTTTATTCTACGCCAAACTTGACCTTACCAATGACTTATGGTTTAATAGAACCGTACCCAATGAGGTGCATAACTTAACTAAGGAAATACAATGACAATTAAAAAAGTAGTATCTATTAAATCACAAGGTTACGCTCAAGCAGTAGCAGGCGACACCATTACAGACATTGCCCGTTGGTGTCTTGCCAATGTTATCGGCTTTCCTGTTAAGGCTGATGTTCCAAGTGAAGCAAGGGAACAACTGTATCAGGGTTATAAAATGCGCCGTAACGAAGTTTACAAACCTGCTAAGACATTCATAGATAGTGGGCGTGAAGAGCTTGTTACAGTTGACCTTGCATATTCATTTGATAGCGTTCATTTTGGTAAACTAAAGAATGACCAGCCTAAATTGCATAGTGCAATAAAAGAGGTGCGTATTTCTACTGACTCATATTGTAGCAAGAACTATTCTAGACTATTAGCTAAAGGGTTAGAATTGCAGAATGAGGGAACAAAACGCCCACCTAGAACAGCTAAGACATTCCTAGAACAAGTAAGTCATGCTTTTGATACGTTGGACGCAAGGGCAAACTTAAGAGCAAAGGAAAGCCCAGAAGAACGTGAACGCTATATAAAGGCTGTTCAAGCATTTAATCGGGTGTGGTTAGCTAAGGACTAACCACTAAAAAAAAAAACGCCGTAGGCTTAGGTCTACGGCGTTTTTTTTTGGCTTAAAATTTAGCATCACCAGACTGATGCCAGTTCTATATTGTGGGCGCGTATTATGTATCAGGCATTATATTAATAGTCGATGACAAACTGATGCCAGTTATCAGTTCGTGAGCGCGTCGGACAGCGTGGACGTCGTTTGATTGTAGGATGCTCGGTAAGCCTTGTAAAGCATAGGCACTAAGCATAAACTTATTTTTAGGCAAAGTCAACAACTTTATGATGTTTATTTAGTTATTAGGGGATATTTATCGTGTGGACAGCTGTCCACACTTTGATTGTAGGATGCTCGGTAAGCCTTGTAAAGCATAGGCACTAAGCATAAACCTATTTTTAAGTGAAGTCAACAACTTTATGGTGTTTTTTAGCTTTTTTATCACTTTGTTAGTTGTAGTATGCGAAGTACCATCTAATATTCTTTTAGCTATTAGGTTATTATATAAACTATACTTTACTATAATGGTCTGCAACCCGCATTGTACCGTTGACGAAATCACATAGACACACCACTTTACCTTTGAATCATTTAAGAAAACGTACAAATGAAATAAATATGATACTATTCAATAGGTTACGTTGGACGCCGTCAGGCTGTGTCAGTTTTGTGTTCCAAATTGGTACTATTCTACAGACACAAAACTGACACAAAAAACGAGTTTAAGTAAAGTGGTTGTAGAGTTGGAGACCTAGTGTTTTAGGCGTTTGTGTTGGTTTTGCTTGTAGAATATACCTTCGTTGTGTAATCTGTGCAACGTTTTTTTAGGGTATACCCCCTTTACATAATAAATTTCGAAGACGATTTTGACGGCGGCAAGAGTCACGAAAAAACACCATTTTTATATGTAAACCCTTATATCCTATATTTCACTGCACAGATTACACAGCATTATAAAAACATCCTACAACATATACTACTACTACTAATAATAATAATAATAAAATATAATATAAATAAAGACTTAGCAGTTTTTGCTTTTCATCTGTACGTTCTCTTAAATGAAAAGGGTCAATATCGTGTTGTACGTTACAAACAGTAGAGTGCCTTTTTTTGACCGTAGTTGTAGGATGCTAGACCAAGTGTTTTAGCACCCTCCAGAGCTTGTGCACTTTTTGTGTCACGGCGTATATGTAAGGTGTAAAGTGTAAAGTTAGACGGCGTTTTACCCCTCAATTTCATGCCATAACTGCCCTTAGTTTACATATAAACACGTCAACATTCAACGCAACTACGTTAATACTTTACACTTTACAAACCTTATTATACAATGAGTTTACATTAAATTTCGTCATTTTTGACACAAAACCACTAAATTATCATTTAAGAAAACGTACAAATGAAATCACTAACCTCAACCAATCAAGGAATAACGCCATGCGTAAAATAGAAATTGACATAACAGTAGAATGCGAAACCCACACTATGACAGAATGGGCAAAGCTACTTAAGATGGATAGGCATACATTCAGGATGCGATACCTACGTGGACTACGTGGAGAGGCTCTTCTTGCACCACTAGAGTCACGTAAGAAACGTCCTAAGAATATCGTAAGGACAGATGTCCACATCGAGATTGAGCCAGAGATAGTAGCTGACCCTCAAGAGGATATGCCATACCCACAGCGTCTACTTACCCACAACAACCGAACAAGAACCCTGAAAGAGTGGAGCAAGCTAACTAGCATCCAGCTAGGCACAGTAATTCAACGCTACAAGGCGAATAAAAACGCACAGCAGGTGTTGGCTAAGGTAGAGGAGATATCGCACGTAAATCAAAGGATGCTCACATATAAGGGCGAAACATTAAACATGACGAAGTGGGCTAGTAGATATGCCATACCATTGTCCACGGCGTTATACAGACATAAGCGTTTTGTATTAGGTAAGATAACTGTAGAAGAAGTCTTGTTTGGTATAAAGACAGACCGTATCTCAGACATACCAGAGAATGTATATTCCACTGCCATAGCACACAGCATCACGGACTATAGGCTAAAACAATTTAGACAGATACAGGCAGATAAACGCCAAGCTGAAGAGGATAAGCTACAAGCCTATAAAGACAACGTCGCTTGGGTAAAGGGGGAGAAGTCAAGAAGAGTGGAAGCCCCCTATGGCTCACGTGATGCTAATGCACTAAATAAGTTCAATGAGAGCTTTGTATGGCAGAACACAGGCAGTATGGACATAGATAAGAAGGATGTGCCAGATGAACTGCTAACCCTAATAGATGTGTTCAAAGCCCCTAAATCCTATGATGACGAAGACACTTCTAATTATTAATTCGTAAACCTAAACTTGACATAAGGTCAGAAAGGGCGTATAATAGTACTTGTAGTACGGAATTAGGAATTAAATCAGGAAGGGCTTTAAAGTAGTAAAAGGCAGTAATGTTAAACAGCGTGTGGACACATGTCCACATGCAACATCGGAGAAATACAATGAATGAAGACACTAATAACTATAGAGCGTTCACCGTTCTATATAAAACATCGTCAGCTGAGATATGGGCTAAGTCTACGGAGTCAGCTAAGGCTAAAGCGCAGAGCCACTTCAAGGTGACTCATAATGAACGTAACAACATCCGCATCATAAAAGAATTTGATGCACTAATGCTAGGCTAAGGGGAACTACAATGACTAAAGAAGAACTAGACCAAATGGTACGGGACATAGAGCAAGCTGAGGCAGAGCTTATCGTAGAGGGACTGGCATCAGACGACGATGTGGACACATGTCCACACGTTGAGCAAGTAACGGCGTTGAGCCAGCCAAAACATATCATCAGCTTATCCACAAGTGCTGTACTCGTCAGCCTTGACGTAAACATCTGGAGTGCAACCAAGCAGGATAGAGAGATAAGCGACGAAGTCACGACGTTGAAGAAAGCTGACAAGAACGCAGGGCGGTTCGTCAAGAACATCCTCAACAATAATCCTAAGCATAAGGCTGTAGTCAACTATCGTCAGACGATGTACAACTGGATGAAACGTAGGACTTATAGATGGAATAAGAGTCAGGACTTACTACCATCAGTAGACTTGCCAGCGTTCAAGCAAGAGTGGGCAGAGCATGAGAACCAATTTAATATTATCTTAGATGATTTTATTAATGACTATGACCACATCGTAAGCAATATGGCATTCAGTCAGGGTGATATGTTTAACCGCGATGACTACCCAGATAAAGATGATGTGCGACGTAAGTTCGGCTGTCAGCTGTTTGTTGCAGAAGTACCGACCAATGACTTTAGATGCAGTATATCTAATGATATCGCAGAGGATTTATATGCTACATACAAGAAGCAGACGGCGTCTATCATCGAGGGCATAGCCCAAGAACAAGGTGAGCGTATGATTGCACTCATGGAGTCTATTTCATACTGTTGTGAGATAGAAGACAATTCAACCAGACGCCGTAAGATATACGACACGACGTTGGACAAAGCCAAGAGCCTGTGCGACTTATTTAAGACATTCAACTTAACTAATAATCCACAACTAGAAGAGGCAAGGGCTAACCTAGAGAGAGCACTCAAGGGTGTAGATGCAGAGTCAATACGCAACAGCGACACACTACGTACATCAGTAAAGAAAGACGTAGATAGCATACTGTCTAAGTTCGGTGCATTTCAGTGCATGTAGTATTTGTAAAGGCAGATGTATCCCCTGCACATAAATGGCATCTAACATCAGGTAAAGAATATGTGGGGTATTGTGATGATGAAACCTTGAGGGGGTGTATACCA